GATCCAAATGAAAACTATCTAAACTTAGGATTTAGAGAGCAGGGATACATTCAAAAGAACTTATTCAATTTAGTTAAGATAAGAAACTCTCGCAACTTCCCAAGAAAAACTAACCTTCCGTATGTTGGGGGAAACAAAAAGAATTATTGCGTAATGTGTTCTGGTGATCCTTATGCATTTATGAATAGTCTGACTCAACCAACGTCACCATCGGACATGTTCGATATCCCACATCATGTGTTATCGAATCTACAACCAGAAATTAGACTTTATAAAGTTGTTTTAGACAAAAATGGAAAAGAACTTAAAGAAATAGAAATAACCTTCCCTGCTACCAACACAAAAGAACAAATCAAACAAGCATTTAAGAACAAGAGAAGCAGAGGCTATGGTATAGGTATGAAAAGCTTTGAATGGGTTCTTGAAGGTAGCGACCCGTTTGCAGCAAAGAAGATGATCTCGGCAACTCTAACGCTACACGCCACCACCTTCACAGAAATTCTAAGAGACAGAAAGAACAACAAAGGACAACCTTTCAGATACGCAGATCTGGCAATAAAAACCGGAACTTCGACATTGAAAAAAGAACAAGATGCGTCTGAATGTTTTACAAAATCTGCTGATATATCTTTTGACGGCGCCTACGATGTAAATTTCAGACTTAAGGCAGTTGTCGGGTATGCGATCCCAAAAAGACTTGATATACCTCGTGCTATGAAAGATAAGTACGACAAGGCAATAAAGGCATCTTATGCGACATACGATCTTATACCCACTATTCACGAGTTTAATTTCGAAGATGACGGAAGAGTATCGTTTGTAATAAATTACCAAGCTTATGTGCAGGACTTTTTCGATGCATCATACTTCGATATATTTTCTGATGACAACGCTAACACTAGACAAGTCTATAGAGACAAGATTGAGAAAAAAATAAAGACTGCTATCGATGAGGATTCATCGAAAGGTTCTCAAGAAGAAGACGCAAACAGAATTAAGAAACTCAAAACCGAAAATCTAAAAATATTATTGACAAAGCTGTTCAAAAAAGACAAGATGTATTTCTACAATATCCCTTATGAAGACTTGAACGCTGCGATGTCGAGCGATAGTGTGGCTCCCTTCTATAGCTCTGAAAGAGTTATTTTAAATGAAGAACAGATATTAGAAGAGATAACTTCATTAAAGAAGGATATTGCTGGTACCGAGTTCAAACAAGCAACGAAAAATGAAAAACAAAAAAGACTTAAGAGCTTACAAGAACAACTAGACGCACCTTCATCTATTTCTTCAGAGGCAAACAAAAATTTCAACTCAAGCGACCACAGACAAGTTACAACGTTCTTTTTATATGATCTAATAGACACCATATTAGAGGGAATAAACTCGTCTTTTTCCGCTCAAGAAGAAGTCCTCAACGAATTGAGAAGAGAATACAACCTTGATGCTGCTAGAGAGGTCATCCAACTGGAGAAAGAAAACTTAAAGAAAGCCAGAGAAAACTTTTCAAGGTTAAGAATTCTGCTCGGACCAATTGAAATCAGAGATCCGGGTACAGCAGCCAAAAACAGCGAGTCTGGTTCTTCTGTTGGGCGAGAAATGTACTCAAACATTTCAATAGGTGAGATCCCGATATCAGCAAAGTATTTTTCGGAATGGATGGCTGACAAGATGCTATCGAAAGATAGAAGATCTTATACGTTATCTACGTTTATAGAAGAATTCATGAAAAATTATGTTTCTGTGACCTTGAATGATAAAACCTATGCAGGAGTCAAAGCAACTCAGCCGGTCGTGCTTCATAGCACTACGTTGGTATCTTACGGAAAGGATCAGTCAGGCTTAGATGAGATAACTAGTAAAATAGTAGAGCAGAATAGAAAAACACGAGACTACAATGTGGATAAAAGCTTGTTTGAGAAAAACAAGCCGCTAATTGACTCTTGGTGCGTTTCTTCGATGAGAAACAATGCAGATTCGCAACAAATAAATAATAGTATTCTTCAAGTTCACGGTGCGAGAACAGAGCCTCAAGCCGGCAACAATTTAGGACAAAACTTTCAGACGAATTGGATGGTTTATTATGCCGGCAGAAGTTCTCCATCTAACACGATGACGGGTGATAGAGCGGCAGATAGACAAAAGGGAATTAGGCATTATGTTATGGGTCAGTCGTCTGGTATTGTAAAGAATATAAGATTGGAAAAAACGTCTGCTCCAATGTTGAAAGAATTGAGATATGAGCAAGAAGGTTACGACGGCTTACTACAGTTAAGAGAAGTGTATAACGTAAACATTGAGATGTTCTTGTATCCAAGTGTATATCCCGGTACTATTATCTTTGTTGATCCAAGAGGTTTTGCTCCTGATACCGAGTTACAAATAAATTTAGAAGGCACTAACAAGCAAATAGGTCTGAATAGGTACGAATTGAGTCGTTATGGCGTAGGCGGCTACTATATGGTTATCAGAGCCGCCCACAGGATTGCTGAGGGTGAAAGGGTGACGCAGCTTCAGGGTATATGGCTACATTCCATGTCTCAAGCAAATGGAGCCCCAACACAAACAAAAGATGTGGAAGCAAAACCTGCCAGTTCTACAAAGAAGTGCGGTGTTGTGGAAAGCACAAACTCCGTATGCAACATAGTACAACAAGGCAGCGAAGAAGATCAGGTTGGCGCGCAGCCAACGTAGGAATAAAGAATGTCAGTTTTTTTTAAAAATAGTAATAACGAAAGTATCGAAGATCTCTTCGACAAAAGGCTAATCTACGTTGATGAGATGACTGATCCGAATTATAGAAATTTAGTAAACTTCTTATTTGCTGAAAAATATCTTTATGGGAGAGTAAGTCGCAATTATATCCCAATTGAGCTTAATTTAAACGCAACATCGCTTAAGGGCTTGCCGGTAACCAACCAAAGTGACGCTAATGGTTTTCAGGCATTAAATTTTGTTGCCGATGCTTTCAATGATCTGAATGCACAGTTCAGAAAAAAGGTTATGGCTGGTCAAATCTCCGCTAATGACCAATATTTGACAAGACTAGAGGTTAAAAAGGCGTATGATAGTCCGCGTAAGCAATACACCGGCTATTTTAGAAGCGTAAAGAGTTTTATAACAGAAACGTTTCAGGGTCGCGAATATAGATTTAAGAACTTCCAAGAATTTATGGCTCATTTCGAAACAATATTGAAAGAGATAACCGACATAGGCCCGTTTTCTTATCCTGCTTTCGTAAAAAGCCGCTTATGCACGATGGAAGCAACCGGGTTAGTTATAAATATTGCCTCTTTGGACTCTACAAATGACGAACAGAAAGTTAACAGGTTCAAAAATAGCCCAAACTGGGAGTTTTACCTAAATGCTTGTAGAAGTTACGGTTTTTCGGTCGATTCAAATAACCCGTGGCGTCTTGTGGCAGATCTCGGCTCACCAGAGATGATTCAATATGCCAGACGATACAGTCACTTGAGCACGGACTCAGTTTTATCTTTTTGCTATGCTCCAGCGTATGTGACATTTTATGAAAACTTTGTTAATTTGTTTCTTGAACTGTACAATGCGACTAAAAGCGATTATGTTGTTAGAGAATACTGCCAAAATGGCTCAACAATAACTAAAGTGGTCAGACCGTTTAACTACACAACAGAAACTTTGATGGAAAACTTCACCAAAGCAGATTTCTTTAAATTATATATGAAAATTAGACTTATGGAAGAGAGAGAAGTGAATCTCGACCAAATGCAAAAAGAACATCTTCAAAGAGATTGCGAGCAGATGCTTCGAAACATGCCTGAAAGCAGAGTTGTCAACATTTTTGAAAAACTGATAGCCGAGACGTATAATAACAGCGGTTCCTTGACAGACTTGATCTATCGTGTTAAAGTATCAGAACAAGAGAGGGTAAATGTACTTTCAAACACTTGATGATAAAACAGAATGTGTCGGAGTATATAAAGACGGAAGGCTATACTTCCAAGATATCCCAGACGGGCTTGATCGCACGTGGCGTCCCGGCGGCTTTATTTCTGACGACAATATCGACTACGCTTGGCTTATTTGCAGCGGTCAATCGCTCGGAGAAGTATGCCCAGAGCACCTGCAAAAGGAATACGAAGGTTCCAAGCGCAAGATGTCGGCATTTTACAAGTCATTTCAGATCGCCAAGATCGACTTCAACGAGCACTGCATTTTTGACCTTATTCCGCAAGACTCGCTGATCCAGTTTTGCGAGATCAAAAACAAGATCACTCAACACGTGTTCGAGACATACGAAAAGCCAGAAAACTATGAGTTTATGCGCGATATAGCAAAGCTCACACAAAAGCTTAGGCACCAGAAGCTGAACATTGATATATCTAACAGCAAGTCGCTGTTTACGCGGACAATGAACAGGAACGAGTTGCAGAGAATTTTAAGTGTCGGCAGTTACATAGACTATAACATCTACGGCACAGTCACGGGACGCTTGACGACCAACAAGGACTCTTTCCCAATATTGACGATGAAGAAAGACCTCCGAAAGATCGTCCATCCCCACAACGACTGGTTTTTGTCCTTAGACTACAACGGAGCAGAAGTTAGAACGCTGTTGGCTTTGTCTGGTGAAACCCAGCCACAACTTGATGTTCATGACTGGAACTGTCATCATCTATTTGAAGCAGGAACCAGCAGAGAAGAAGCAAAAACAAGGTTCTTTGCTTGGCTTTATGATCCGATCTCCATTGATATTAAGACGGGTGTGTATGATAAGGATGGCGTCCTTAAAAAGTATTATGATGGAGAAGCCGTCAAGACGCCTCTCGGTAGGGAGATAAAAGTAGAGCAGAGAAAAGCACTAAATTATTTAATTCAAAGCACGACATCTGATATAGTCTTGGAAAGAGCAGTAACAATAGATAAACTTCTTAGTGGTAAGAAGAGTTTCATATCTCATATCGTTCATGACGAGTTGGTCATCGACTTATCAGATGAAGACAGAGAAATGATACCAGAGATCAAGGAAGTATTTGCTCAAAACAAACTCGACAAGTTTATGGTTAATTTAAAGGCTGGAAAGAACTACTACGAGTTAGAGGATCTGAACGTATGATTTCAATAGTTGGGATCGGTAACGCTGGGTCTGCTATTGCTAGTAGGTTTGACTCTCTGCCTCAATACGATACGTATAAGTTGGGCAGCAGCCTAGAAGGCACAGAAAAGAACGAATACAAGTTAGAGACTTACGGAACACCAGAAGAATACGAAAACAACGTCCCGAACTTAAAAACTTTTTTCAAGAAAATAAAAGATCGGGTTCAAGTCTTTGTCGTAGGTTCATCTATGAGTTCTATCTACTCTCTCGGCATCCTTGAACAAATAAAAGATAAGGAGTTGGATGTATTTTACATCAAGCCTGATATTGAGTTGTTAACGGGTGTTCCAAGGCTTGTAGAAAACGCCACATACGGCATTCTGCAAGAATACGCACGTTCCGGCTTGTTTCGCTCTCTCACTATAATTTCAAACGAAATGATCGAGAGAGTCCTTGAAAACATAAACCTTAAAAACTACTATGATATGCTAAACGAGACGATCTTCTCAAGCGTGCATTATCTCAACTACTTTGAGCACACAGAGCCTCATGTCGGCAATGTTTCAAAGCCACAGGACATCAACAAGATACGATCTGTTTCAATTTTGAGTATGAAGAAACTTGAAGAAAAATGGCTTTTTGACCTTGACGCGGAGAGAGAATTATGTTATTATATGTGTATAAATGAAGAAAGATTAGAAAAGGAAAAAGGCTTGCATAAGAAGTTGGTAGACATTTTGAAGACTAAGCCTCGGAATGCTTACCGCAAGATTTCGTATGCAATCTACGAGACACACTTACCAGACTTTGGGTTCTGCGTTGCCCATACTAACGCAATACAAAATCAACAAAATACTCTTGACAGGCTAGAACAAGAGTGATACATTAGATGCTGTGGAACGCACTGCATACTTTAAACAATAGGAGAAAAAAGTAATGTCAATCAATATGGAACTAATGAGAAAGAAACTTGCCACACTTCGTGGTGAGGGAGCCGACAAGGGCGATTCGGTGTGGTTTAAGCCCGATGAGGGAGACACCGACATCCGCATTGTACCGACTTCAGATGGAGATCCGCTTAAGGAGATGTTCTTCCACTATAACGTGGGCGAGCACAAGGGCGGCATTCTTTGTCCCAAGCGCAACTTTGGCGAGAACTGCCCAATTTGCGAGTTTGCCTCTTCGGTCTGGAAGGACGCGACGGAGAACAACGACGACGCTAGCAAGCAACTTGCGAAGTCTCTGTTTGTCCGAGCACGTTACTTCTCACCAGTACTCGTTCGCGGACGAGAGGAAGAGGGAGTAAAGATTTATGGATACGGCAAGAAGGCTTACGAGTTGCTTCTTGGATATATCCTCGACCCCGAATATGGGGACATCACAGATGCCAGTGAGGGTACTGACATCACGCTGACTTACACTAAGCCCACCACACCGGGCGCATACCCTCAAACTAACATGAAGATGAGGCGAAACACGTCCCCATTGCTCGAAGATACGGAAGCGATCCCTGCCCTCCTCGATCGTATGCCTGACTTCGGATCTCTCTTTGAGCGCCACACTCCACAAGAGATCGACAGCATTCTCGATGAGCAACTTTCAGGCACCCAAAGTGCCGAATCCCGTTCTCGCGAAACTGTAGCATATGGAAATGCCACTAGTGACGTAGATAAAGCCTTCAACGAACTGATGAACGGAAAGTAAGCCATTTAGTTTGAGATACCGATAGCAGAGCGGGTTAATACTCTGCTTAATTTTACTAATCAAAAAGGAGTAATACTATGGATTGGTTGAAATCACAATGGTCTTCATGGAAGGTCAGGGTAACATTTGTCGGAGGCGCTCTCGTCATTGCGACCGCATACGGCACCTGTGAAGTTGATCCAGCAGCAGTATCTACGGATACCACCGAGACTGCTACAGAAGCAACAACCACGACCACCACCGAATCTGTGGAGGTTTCTGCTACCACTACAACGGAGACAGAA